GTATAATCAATTTGTATAAGACGATTTAAACTTTTTTGTACAGGGTGAAACACGACGTGACTAAGCAACTTTCCAGTGCCAGGACCAGCTGGACTCCATGATTTTAATCCCAACTCATCAAAAATAAAATTATTACTCAAACTACTTGCACTATCAAAAGCTAATTGTCCAACAGGTTCGCCATAGTCTATTAAACAGGTCACCAATACATCACTATATATAGTACCAGGAATGTGTCTTATGCTCATATTGTTGCGAACAGGATCTGGGTTATTTTCGTCATTTTCATCTACACTTTTATAAAATGTAGGATAATACAAATCTGCATTTTGAGTATTGATGTTACTAGGCAAATACACAAGAGTTCCAGTGTTATCTATATTAGTGCCACCTTTACCAAAATGCATTTCTGAAATATAATTAGTGCCTTTATTGGCAATACTAAACGCTAGTGCTTCGCTGATGTTTTCAAAATGTATAGCATTATACTTGTCCACAAAAACTTCTTGGTTTACTGGATCAAATATTTTTACATGACCGGTGATTTGTAGTTTGTTTTGTTCCATGTTTAAGCACGACCTTGTACTATGATTTCACCAGTTTCAGGATCATGAATTTTTAGAAACCCAGTTACTACTATGCCTTGCGACTCGTCTGGTTGCTGTGGTTCATTTTCTTCAGGTTCTGGTGTATTTTCAATATTTATCATAACTTTTAACTCCCATTATATTGGTGTGGATCCTGTTATTGTAATTTCTCTACGCAGTGCAGCATCTTCAACTTTGCTACCTGATGGATGTAACAAAGGTGTACCAGTTCCATCTACGCCTCTTCTTATATTACCTAACACGTTACCAGTAACAGTGTAGTAACTGATTCTTTCACCATTGATTTCAATTATGCCAGGAATTAACAACCCAATGTTTGGTGTAGCCAATCTACTTGCATCTACCACGGTGATAGTAGTATCATTAATATTTAATGCTGCACCTAAGCTAGTTGTATAGGTAGCATCATAGTCCAAGAACTTCGAAGTCCTTGCAATACCACTAGCTGTTGACCTATAGGTAATTAAAATTTTAATTTGTTTAGTAGGATCAGTATTATCAAATAATTTAAATCGTAAAGTGTCTGAGGTAATACCTGGCACTAATTCCTCAGGGCTGTAACTGTGTAGCTTATCAACAAAAGTACCACCACTTAATCTAATATTTCCACTTTCTATCCCTTGTTCAGAACTTAAAGTATCTGCTAATAAGATTGTATCTGGAGTAACTAGTTGTGATCCTACCACACTGGACTCTATTCTCAATCCTTCAACTAACCTTTTAATGTCTTTTGGCACTTGATTATTTTCTATGCTAGGTTTGTAATAACTCATAATCCTATCATTGGCATTATCAAAAAAACCATTTCTGTAACTTCTTGTGTTTGCTAATTCTTCGCTGGTACCAACTTCCTCTACGAAGTTAAGCCCAAATACCGGACTAGCTGGTATGTTCTGTTTAACCACATAGACTCTATTAGCATAACTTAGATAAACTCCTGCACTATATGCAGTATTTGGTTGCCAATCTAAAACACTACTTGTATAACTGATTCTATCAAATCTTATTACAGTTTTGATTTTTCTTACAGGATTATGTCCAAGTCTAGGCACTAAAATTGCTCTTTGAAATTCTTTTTCATCAGGCAACAATGACATTGGTCTCTTATATACCACCCAACCAGTCAAAGTTCTTAACCATTGTTTATTGGCGTAAGTATAGACCTGCCCGACTGGAAAAGTGGAAGAAAAACTTACTGCACCGCCTATTTCATATATGTGAGGATCGGCGGCAATCGGTATTAGTCTTCCTCTACGGATTCTAAAACGTAAGTTAGCATAACTAATGTTAGAGTTGTCAACTGCACCTTGATAATTCTCAATACCATTCCCTTCACCGCAACCAGGAATACCAATTAATATATAAGCACTACCAATCTTAAAATCAGCACTTCCATAAACTGCTCTACTAGCACCACAACGATACATTTCTAATTCAAGAAAACTATCTAATCTGTTACCCGATGGATTACCAGATGTGTGGATAGCTACTACATATTCTCTTGTAGCCCTACCCAGGTCAAAAGCCATTTCTCTGGCTACAGTAATGCCGCTGGCGGTATCATATGATTTTGAACTAATTAATTTACCATCGCTACGTCTGATTAAGTGTACCGTGAACCCAAGATTAACAGTTGGAGCCAGGTTAATAAAATTAGTTCTTTTATACCATAAACCATAATCTCTCCTGGTACCAACACTAGTATCATTGCTGCCACGACTAACAATTATAAACTCATGTGTAATATTATCTGTGACTTTAGTTCCCCCAGTACCAATTAATGATAGTCTGGGTTGTGAAATATAATTATTGCCTGGAGTTAAGATTTCCAATGATGTAATACTATTATGCACTCCACCTACATGTGCTCTTACTACTGCATTTGATCCAATTTCAGTATCAGTTCTAGCAATGATAACTTCTGGTTCTGTAATGTCATTAGCAAGACCATAATATCCGTAGCCAGGACTTGCGATATCAATGCTTTCCAATCCATACTTATAATGAGTAGACCAATCTCTGTATTGAGGTTCTGCTAATTTGTTTTGGTCTAAATCGGGAATTTCACCATTGGGTTTTCTAAATTTGCCAATACTTGTTTCATAATAACCAGGGACATCAAAGTCACTGGTACGTAGATTAACATGTTCAGTATGTAAATGATTTAGTATGTATTGACGTAATTTTACTCTGTAAGGTTTAACTTCATTAATATACTGAGCAAAACTTTGCTGTCTGTCTTGTATATACTTGGGACTTTGCGTTAAGCCGTCTACTTTGTATTTTAAAGTTATGAAACTGGTTTTCAAGAACCAATCTATGTACCTTTGTTCGCTTAAAATGTAGTCAACAATAAAGAACAACAATTTGTTATATTCATTTTCTAATTCTGCAATTAAAATATCTTCTTTTAGTCCCTTAAGAATATACCTGAATTCAGTATCAATACTGAAATCAAATTCGTATGTATCAAAATTTTGACTATCAAAACCTTGCTCAATAAAGAAATCTTCACTAATTTTTATAGTACCATCTTCCATACCAACTAATTTACGCTGTAACTCTCCGTTTACCAACATAAATTGGTACATTTCAAACTTTAAAGTTTGAAAACTTTCTAGGTTAGAAAAATTAGTTGATCCGTAAGGAACTTGCAAAACTTTGACAATATCACCATCAGAAAAATGAATCTTATACAAATCAGCTATGGTATCTATGGTGTAAGTTGGTACTGTTTTGTCATTGAAACCAGGTGCATACCAATTAACATACTGCCAATGGTTAGCTACATTATAACTTTGACGTTGTATTCTCTTATAACCAAAGATATTATAATCCCCGCCGGTGAGTTGCACTGCAATAATTTTATTATATAAATTGTTGTGTAAATCTATATTATAGATTGGACTAGAAACAGCAGTTTCCAATTGGAAACAGTGATATATGCTCCAGTAATTATTGGCAGTTTCATCACGCTGTACTAACACTTTATTATTATTCACTGGATTAATATTATCCAATGAAATAAAATTAAATAATATTTGATTATAATCAGCTGGATCTGCCTGCTGATTAGCATAGAAATTATCTTCTGTGGTCAGATATTTGTTTAAAACTCGTTTAGCGATAGGATACTTTGAGAACAAATCATTTACATATAAGATAACATTTTTCCGTGCTGTGAATCTATTAGCAATAACAGATTGGCGTGGGTATTGTTCGTATCCTAAACGTTCAGACATAGGCAAAGAATTATCAGGAACAAATCTGCCGTAAGCATCAACACCAGCTATGCTGTCTATGATCTTATTTTCTAATCTAGTTGGAAATTTGCTATCTTCATTGCCCTCTTGAATAATTTTGTAGTCAGTGTGAACAATATTTTCGTTGACAATTTTTTTACTGCTTATAAACAAAGCAGTTTTATTTTCATTTAAAAATTGTTGAACATTGTAAAGCCCGATTGTATTATCTTTAAAAGCTACCAGGTAAGGAACACCTTGTGCAATTGGATTAGTAATCATATCTTCTAAAACATAACTGCTACTACGTTTAGCAGCACTAGTTTTAGGAATTTTACCTCTGACCCAGAAATAATAGACTGTTTTATACCCGTTATTAGAAGGATCAAGATAAACACGACTACTCCAACGAGAATCATCTGGATGCAGTGGGATTCCTTCTCTGCCCTGACTAACGTACACACTAGGAATCACATCGCTGCTAATCCATTCATATACTTCTACTTTACTGCCAGGAAATAGCTTGCCCCAATTGGCAATTCGATAATCTATATTTGCCTGCTCGTAATCAACAAACCTACAAGCATCTATGTTCCACCAGTAAGTTCCAACTTGTTCGTCGGCCCAGTAAAATTCATTGTCGGCTTTACTAACGATTTGGTTATCGCTATAGCGATATCTTGCAGGATCATAGGATGTAGTATAATCTATATCCTGTAACGCGGATCCTAATATACGACCTTTAGCTGGATCTAATATATCAAGTCTGGTTAAAATACGTTTACTTTCATAGTCAAACATATAAAGATTGTTTATACTTTCTATGTCAACTTTAGGTGATTGTGAATCAAGCAAGTCGAAATCGTAAAAATTAATAGTGCGTAATTCAGTAGTGGTAATCACTGAGTCGTTAATACCAGTTCTAACAACCTCAACAACTATGTCATCACCACTGGGTTCTTCAACAGTCCAGTATAACACTTCTGTGGGATCAACACTGGTTACTGTGAAGTTAATATCGTCCCCGTCGCTGACATCAGTTACTAAATCATCTACTAGATTATCACAATCTTGTCCAACAATACTGTATACATTACTTGAAACGTAAGTGTCGATAAAATCAGTGACATAATCAACATCACGTACCTTAGGTTTATAAACACCCCAATTACCAAAGCCTATGTCGTCAACAAAAATTACATCTGAGTCCAACCAACCACCGTAAGGCGTCCCGGCGTCCCGCATGGCAGGAGTAGCAAAACGCAGCGAAGTGAAAACAAATAGTTCACCACTGCGATCCACAATATCGGATCTGGTCAGCAACTGCATTTTAGATTCTGTACCAAAAACCATTGCACCAAATTCATCAGTGCTAATAACTTGATAAAATCCATCTAATAGAGAATCAAAATTGCGTACTGCAATTATGTCGTTGGGCTTTAAGTCATGAGCTCGATCAAAAATAAAACTAAATTTGCTGTCTAGATCACCAGCAGCACCAACCACAGTTAATGGTGTAGAATTTGCTCTATATACTTGCCAATCTTTATTAAAGGTTTTAGCTACCCAGATTTTGTATCCGGTATAATATCTACTTAGAGTGGCAGCATTTGGTTCATAAGCAGTGATATCAAATATAAGTTCATCTACTAACTCCTTATTTACATATCCAGCACTGACCACATCATCTTGGTATTCTTTAATTTTTCTTTTAGCAAGATCCCTTACAGCATTTCTAACCACTGGTGCTATAGCATGTTCAATTAATGCACGATAACCAGGCTCGGTTGGATGCATCCCGTCTACATTAAGATAATTTTGATAGTTGGGTATTGAACTTGTATCTACGCAATAATCACCAAATTGTTTAGCAACACGACGCATGGTAATTATATAGTTTTCCAATGGATTTTCTCTTAAGACATCAAGTCTAGGATCAGGTATACCTATTACATTTGTAAGTTCGAGATTGACTGGAGTTGGGGTGACCCATACGATAATTTTTTGTGCAGGTAATCGACGTCGGAGATTAATAAGATTTTGTTTATAATCACTTAGACTAACTCTTTTCAGTGCATCTCTTAGTCCATGATTTATAATTATGATATCACCGTCTATCTGATCTGGCCACATATCATTGGCACCGTCGGTGCCATTTAATAAATCACCACTGGTACTACTGCCTACACTGCGTGTTATTACCGCTGCTTTGATATCATTATCTAATGCTTCATACAATTGATAATCCGGCGGATCATCTATCCTATTTGTATTTTTATCAACGGTACAAGCAATTGTGTGTTCATAGTAACTCATAGCCAATGGTTTATCTACCATAGCAACTTCTTCTATGCTATAGTATAATGTTTCTCCAGTGGCAGCTATACCTGTTATACCAAATTGTAATTGCTCACCTGCCCTGACTATATCTTCTAAAACTATTTTGCTGGTAGTAGATTCTGGCACATCCTCCGGCGTTGGGATTTCTATGCTGTAAGAAAGATCTTCAGAATCATAACTTGTAAATTGTATACCCAATATAGTGCCAGGGTCTACTTCACCAGCTGCAATTTGACCAACCCCAGATATAGTGCTTGGATTTTCGTCTTCAATTGGTGATTCAATCACATACTCTAGTGCTTCAACTAAAAATTCACTGGTAATTTTTAAGTCTACCCTGGTGCCCGGATCTATGCTACCACTTACTGTAGATCCATTGCTGGCATACACCACAGTTAAACTATAATTTTCGCTGGCTAATTCCACAGATGCACTGTAGCTAACTATTTTAATAGCTGCAATACTGTAGGCTTCAAGATATTTAGGCTTATGTCCACAAATTATACTATCACCAAACATTTCTATATAGAATAGGTCTTTGGTCAAATTATTATTTCTATTAAGAAATAGATTGGGTGTATAGTTTAGTTTTTTTGTCAGTAAATCATTGGCATAGATAGCATAAGAAGTATTACTTTCTGGTAACTGACCATAGTTTAAAAATTCTAAAACCACTGGATTTTGATTGAATACACTTTCTCTAATCAACAATGTAATTTCTGGATTGCTGTCGATCGCTCCATATTCACCAACTCTGGCTAACCATTCTTCAAATATCTCAACGCTGCTTTCTACATTATCAAAATGACCTCTGCCTAATGCTGTTAATGCATTTTTAGTACCTTTGTCTTTTATAAACCCTTGATAAAATTTCAAAGCAGTGGTGTTATTTAATCCAAGATCACTTAGATAATTTCTTGTTCTATATCCTATTAGGCCAGTGCTAAATTTAGCTAGATTTTCATCTATTACCAAATTGTCAACATCATAGAATGATTCAAATTGTGTAGCATTTTGAGCAAAGTTAGGTATCAATTCAGGTTGATTGACAGTGTCTAATTCAACCCAATAATTAAAATTAAAACTATCGGTGGCTACTATATTTTGAGTAGCAGTATAGTTTTTCTTTTTATATTCAACAATATCGCCTTTCTTATAATCAGTTTGTACTTGCCAAGTTGGTACTTGAGCTTGGTGATAAACAAATCCACCTGGACTTAAGTCACCGTCCCATCCGCCGGTCATGCTGCCAATTAATCTTAACTTGTCTTGCCTGTTACCTAATTTAGGCACATACAACACATCATTAAATACAGTGACATTATCAAATACTAATATGTGTTCATATTGTATAAGATTAAGTTCTGCAAAGGCAATGCTTTGTCCGCTGATAGTAGTAATTTTATTAAACTTATTGTCTCTAACAATAGTAAATTCATTAGTTGGTATGACATTAAAATTTACACCTAATAGTTGGCTATTAATATTTTTATTGTAGATTCCATCCACAGCAGAACTACCACTGTAAAAATTAATAGAATCAGATACTGGACTTAGAACTAATACTGTTCCTTCTTTCCAACCTTGTAGATTCCAAGTAATAAATTCCTTTATACTCAAATCCCAGTCTCTTGGTACAGCTAACGTAGGATCGTATGTATTAAATTGAAATCCTTGACTCTTAAGGTTACGTTGATAACTTGTAAGAAAATCCGCAACTTGTTGAATGTTTTTAAATTCGTAACCGTATGGAACTATAATCTTTTCGTTCCTATAATCCTTGAAAATTACTACGCTAGTATTGAGCACTGTCAATGTATAACTAGCACCACTTGGCTCACCTGGTATGATAGTAAAATAAGGATAATTTATATCATAGCCAGTGACCGTCCATCCAAGATTTGTCTTTTCAATAATTACAGCACTATAAACAGCTTTTCTAATTGGACTTCCGCTATTGAGAAAAATTTGATAGTTTTCGTCAGGTACAACAATATTGTTGTTGGTACTAGCTGGGCTACTTTGGTCTGCAAGAACTGATATGATATTTTTATCAGTGAACCCACCTAGTCTATGAGTTAATTTTATTTTTGTATTATCTAGTGTATTTCTGATGATATTAGTAGCATCTAGATTTAAACTACTCAAATATGCATGTACCCAATTTAAATATCCACTGGCACGCAACTGTCCCGAATTTTCGCCATTGATAACAATTTGATCTGGGCCGCCCCTTCTTAACGTCGATTTAAATACAAATTGCGATCCGTTGCTAATGTCTCTTATTATTCTGCTTGCATCTATGTATAATGCAAAATATCTGGCAGGTTTTAGTAAAGCCAATGCTCTTTGTAGAGCAAATGGATATTCACTGCTACGACGCCATGCAGTTTCAGCAGGACCATGATCACCAATGGAAAAACTTCGATTAAAGTTAGCACTATTAAAATCTTGTACAATAATTTTTAATGGAGACTGCAAAAAACCTTGGTCATCCACTGGTACACGTTTCGCGAAACCAGATCTTGCATAAATCGGATTAATAACTCCTTGGCCTGGTTCACTTACAATGCCTTGGCTACAACTAAAAATCAAATTTTGACGCTTGACTATATCTGTCCAAGAATAATAATTATCCCACCAAGTTGGTTTAATACTAAAACCCAACATTTCCCAAGGATGAGTATGCGGTCTATCAGTATCGTAATAAAATTTATAAATTCCTCTCCAATAACCAGGTAATTTGGTAGCACCGTCTTGAGCTCTATTATAATTGTAAGTAAATTCGTCATTGCTGACAAAATCCTGGTTACTAGAATAATCTAAATGGTTTTTGCCTATCCATTTTAGAAATTCTACCGACAATACTCTATTAAATTCATTTAGTGTATAATGACTGCTCCTATAGTATCCAGGAATAACACTGTTTAGGTCTAGGTTATTTGGATTATAGTTGACTTTTATGTTATTAAATACTCTGTATTCAAATTCCAATAACAAGTCATCTCTATAATCATTAAATGCAGGAGTCAAACTGCCATCATGCCCTTGTATAACATAGGTATCTGTTCTATAGGTATCATCTAGATATTTGCCAGGAATAAACTTAGGATGCAATCCAAGTTTGGTGGGAGTTTCAGGAACAAAATTTCCATCTGTATTTTCATACTCTTTGACAGTGATCACATCATTTAATTCTAATGTTACCAAATTGTTAATTAGTAACATTCCAGATTCTATGCTATATTGTTCTCTGTATAGTAGCTGTTGATCATTAACGTAAACCAACATAGATCTTGTGCTAGGTTCAGTGTCAATTGGTACAAAACTACCAATTGCTAATTTATAAACTCTACGTAGTTCTTCTGTATTATAATCAATATCTACAATTATTGTTTTAGTCTGACTTGTTTTGCCAGAAGGCAACATGTCACTATAATAAAATGGTGATTCGGGTGTTTTAGTTTGATTAATATCTGCTATGATCAAATCAACTTGATCTGGCACTGAATAATTTGAAATAGACGGCAGTGTGGCTGCTAGCTCTAAGAATTTATTCTTAAATCTAGTGTATTCTTGTTTAGCAAATTCAAGACTATCAACAAAATTAAGCTGGTCATCATTTAAAAATAATGCTGCATAATTTAATCCACCACTGTGTTGCAAAATTGATCCCGGGATTCTTGCAATGTTTATGTCTCTTATATTGCTAGGTCCTATTAGGTTACCAATTAAGCCTGTGGTGTTTTCACTGATTTTTTTAAGATGTTTGCGTAATTGTCCTAAATTTATTTCTGTTACTTGTTCATTTAATGTATTAAATTCTAAGTTGTCAGGAATTTCATAGTAGGCTTGACTGCTTGGAGTTTTGCTGTAAAATTCTATATCAACTCGATCCCCAGTTTGCATAAACCTTGGATCAACTTTAACTGTATGAAAAACACCAGTCTGTTCATAAGCAAACTTAGGAGGTTGGCCTGGTCTATCTGTTAACAACATTTTATTATTAACACTGACTTTTATAGTCGGTTCAAATTGTGCTTGTACAGGATTTGGTTCGGGTTTTACACCAATTTCAAAATAACTAGTAATACCATCATAAACCTTAGATACAATTTGATGTTGTTTAGTCAATATTGGAGTGGTAGCATTTAAGCCTACTCTATTCCAATCTGTGATTAATCTGTAATCAGTAGCTGAGAGAATTCTTTTAACATAACCTTGATTTGTACCAATGTTGTAATTTTTCCTGTCAAATACACCAAGACTCTCTATGTAGATAAATGTATCATTTTGATAATTGTTAACAAAATTAATGTCTGCAATAAAGTCTGTTACACCTTGGAAACTTAACGGTATTTTTAATATTGGATCTGGTACAGTGCTACCTTCTTTAAAACTAAACAGTTTACATCCGGCAAAGGTATTTTCTACATAAACGTCTTTGAAGCTTGTTCCGGTACTATCAACAATATCAAACAATGGTGCTTGGTTAACGCTGTATTTAAATTGTGCAGGTTGCCAGTTAAGACTTTTATCTAAGTAGTAACTTTTTTTAGTATTTTCTCTTTGTCTCACGACCACAGTGGATTCTGGAACAAGATCTAAAACTTGTATTAAGTTAACTCTTGGTTTGATAAATTTGCAACCACTCCTAAAAATTATTGCATTTGTAACTTTTCTATCTAGTAATATTTTATAATTGTCTTTTACTTCAGTTACACGGCCTATGAAATTGTTTGCATCGTCAAATATGTCGCAACCAATTGTTAACTCAACAAGGAATTTTGTAGTGCTTCCATCAATGAAGTCATTGCCAACTTGTGCTACCAATTCTCCAGTCAGTGTACCAGAAAATGCTGTACTAGTGGTTTGATCTTTGTATCCTATTTTATAAACTTTATTTCGGATCGCTGTTGTGGTGTCAGCTGAGAAAATACATTTTTCTCCTGCATACAAAGGCAAACCTTCTTGTCTTAACTTGTCAAATGGTTGATTATCAATTTGAGTAAATGCATTAGTGATAGGAACTCTAATGGCATTTTGCACTAGTATACTTTTACTATCAAATAAAATATGCACCACAGATCCAAAAATTTTCCCACTGTTAAACAACTGTAGATCTGGTTTGAACTCAATGATAGGTCGTTGTGCTCTGGCAAAATTTTCTATGTTTAATGGCAAATGATTTATTTGCATTGCCTGTGTAATTACATCAATATGAAACCAACGATTGCTTAAGGACCAGCCATTCAAGTCAATACTATGACGGCTGATTGTAATATAGTCGGGACCACCTAAATGATCTATTACTTCATTTAATGTGTCAACATCAACTAATCGTATCCCAACACCAACGCCCTCAACAATATAAGTTTTATTTTGATATGTGGCAGGCATAACAGATTTATCGAAATACACTTTGTTGCCATTGCTGAATTTAAAATTATTAAATGTATAATTAATTTTACCAATGATATCTTCATCTACATTAATTTCAACCGGTGACTCGTCTATTAGAAAAATTTGTCCTGATATACTATTGGTATCATTTTGATAATATAAATTATCTAAAGGTGCTGTAATAACAGGCACGCGATTGAAATTTACCCCAACGCGATAGAATTCTCTACCAGCCTGTGTACCTGATTTTACATATAGTCGTTGATTATCCTCAATGGATCTTACAAAACTGGCTGCAATTTGTTTGCTACCATTGGGCAAAGAAATAGTATCTAATTTCCATATTCCACGTCTTTGACTGCTAGCGACCACGGTAGAATTTCTTGTGGTCCATGCTGTATTGCTGTCGTCTGGATCCGTAAAAATTACTAATTTGTTTTCAGGATATAGTGATTGATTACTTATTACTACGTTAGTGGTAAATGTCAATCCATCTACCACATTTAATTTACTAGCAATCACATAATCAATTTCCTCTATTAGAGGCATGGTTAGAAATTGATTCTGATCTGTCTTTGCTGGCACACTAAACGTTATTGTTTGTCCTGCAGTAACTCCATTATTGGTTACTCCATAAATTTCTCTGGTACTAATGCTGCGTGTGAAATCATTTATACCACTCTGACCAGGCTGGCTTTGAATCCATAATTTTCCAACATGAAAACTAGAACTTGGAATTTCAATGGTATATGTTTTACCTCTCACCAAATAAAGATCAGGATTTATAGTAACATTGGCACTACCCGGCAATCCTACAAAGTATACCTGTGTATTACTAACAAAACTATATGCGTTAGATACTAAACTATCAACTCCAGTGCCAATGGTTATAGCCGGTGGGCCGTCTGGTAACCAATAATACTGGCTGTAATTTACTAATTTATCAATGTTGATAAATGGATCAAATGTGTAGTACTCTGATTCAAATAACCTGTCATGATTGGTTACATTTCCACCATAGTATTCGATTCTATTAAGTAAGTCAATATAATCACCAGTGGCGGTAATTTCCCCATCTTTTTCAACAACTAAACTGGGTTCCAATTGGTAATTTTGTCTACGTTGACTGGGCTCTTGTTTGAAATTAGTGCCATTGGTAGTAGTTTCGCTATATTGTCTACCTACAAAGTTATCTAATTTTCTAATCTCTGGTTCACTGATAAGTTGATCCAGAGTAGAACCTAAGAACTTCCTGTTAGTGTCAGTTCTAAAAATACCAGGAAGAAATTCTAATGTTTTCCTTGTCAGTGCCATAAACTATTCCAATCAGATACCTATGCTACGATTTGTCATACTAAGATTTTGAACAATCTGCCCAGATGTTATAGAACTAATTATTTCTACATCATCAACTGTAGCAGCACTGATTAAAATTTCGTTAGCCTCGGCTCCAATTTGGTACATGCTACCAAAATCCACTGTGGCATCTTTAGGAACTATAATGATACTAGCCACAGCGGGACTTAGTTCCTTGTGTAAGTAAGCAGCTAGCTCACTGAAATAAAAGGTTTCGCCAAAATCCCAATTGTCCACACTAAAATATCTATTAATTGCACCAATCACGCTACTTTTAATATCCGCATCAGTTAAATTAAGATTGTTATTTTTTACCACTTTGAATATAGCTTGCAGTTCAACTTCTGCCTTTGTACCAAACAGCGGTTTAAACACTGCACTATGGAAAATCATACTGTCACTGATGACTTTGTAATTTTCTAAATCTTTAAATTGTTCTGCCAACTCAGTAGTTGTTGGTGGAGTAGGTTCCGTTACTTTTCTACTGGTGTCCTGTATATAACGTCTATAGTCTTGATTATAACTATTCAATAATACATAAACATCAATTATGTTACTGATATTAGGATCTACTCTGTTGGTATTGGCACTGTTGTGTCTGTATTGAAAATATAATCCTTGCCTACCTGTAAACACACGATATTTGGCACTGGCTCCTTCAATATCGATTATTTGTTTAATATTTTTTATATTACTGCTGTCTAGATAACATTGGTAAAATTTATCTTCTGTTCTTACATAAAATAACTGCCCCACTTCGAAGTTACGTTTCATGGTAACAATCTCTGGGTACGTGAGATTAGTAATTATACTTTTATTATCTATCAATGTATATTGATCATATTTGTCATAGCTACTAGTTAATTCAAAAAATACCATACGACTTTTCGGTTTAGCTCCAGCCGCATACAGTCTTGCTTCTCTACTGTAGCGTATACTATTTTCTACTTCTTGCAAGGTATTAATTTTAAAAGTCAACCTTGAGACATATTCATCTAAGCTAGTTTGTGATGGATATTCTCCGGTGTATGTAAAGTAAAAATTATTAACTTGATCGTTGTACGTTACAGAATTTTCACCTACTATAGTTGATGTCAACCTTTGTGGATCTGTCACAATTTTTTCAAACATAAAGGGATTGTCTGGCACCCCGTCATCGTTGCCATCATAAAAAGTTAAATATATCCCTTTGTTATCAATATATCCATTTTCTCTTACAATTGGTTTAAGTACTGCCCATTGGTAATCAATTCCCAATGGCCGACCACTTTTGCCAGGTTCAGAATTAACCTTGAGTATGTTGATATTATCACGTATAACTCTGTTAATAGAATTATCATAGATATTTTGCGATTGGTCATAGTAAAAATTAGTTTCGCCGGGACTATGGAATATGTATTTTAATGTTTTATAACTAACATAATATTGTTTACCCACAAGATCAAATTCAAATTTTACAATCCAATCATTGCTATTTCTTATAGTGTCGCTGGGAATAACCTGCCAGGTCATTGTCGTTTTATCGTACTTTAAACCAAAGTTATTATATCCACCAATCAGTTCAACTAAATTTTCAACAACAGAATCAGTTAAATCATTCTTGAATACCGGTATAATATAATCAACTTGAGCACCAGTAGGAACCTTTTTACTTAATGTAACAGGACCACTGCCGTTAGCTAAGTTACCAGCACCATTGTTTGCCCCATCGCCATTTATATTGGTGATAGCAGCATACATTACCCTACTGTCATCGGGATCATCTGGTGTTCCTGGAACAAGATTATTACTGCTATTGAAATAGTAATTAGCAGGTGCTACAAACTTTACCATGGCACCAACAGTTAGATATTTTCTTTGACCGAAATCATTTAATAAAAATGGATAGCTATTATATTTAAAAAACCCAGAACAACCACTATCTCCAGTGGTTGTTAATGACCATTCCAGTTCAGACTTGACTCTGCCTGTACCGAAACCTGATACAACAATTCTACCACCAACGGCAACAGTGCTTTGACTGACATAATAATATTCGCCTGGAGCTACACCATTAGTGTTCCATGTAATCTTTCCTGTGGTTATTCCATTTTGATTAACAGATCCGGTTGTGATTAAATTACCTGTGCCTGCTGTTCTTTCTGTTTTAATAAAAAATGGCTGCCCTGGTGTGTCTATGTTAAAGGTTAATATATCTCCACTGGTTATTGTCAAGGTTGGGTTGTTAGTAATTGCTACGTTTGTAAATGTATAACTAGGCCCAAGATCAGTGGTTGTAAATTTAACATCGTAAGTATAGGTGCGTCTTTCTAAATTAGCACTAATAAATTCTGTGCCTATGTTGTTATCGTCGCTGTTAAATTGTGTAAAGTTAGTATTGCCAGCAAATAAAATTTTGTAATACTGATCATTTACCATCTGCGATGCTGAAATTTCTTCTTCAGGTGGTGTTTCAGGTGCAACTTTAGAATAATAATTATGTATAACTTCTTTATTATCTATTATATCTGGTATAATGGAATTAAAAATAATCTTGCGAATATCAAATACACTGTCAAAATTAAAACTAAATTTATCAATAACTTCGTCTTGATATAGTACACCATCTTGTCCAAAGATATTGGTGCTGCTGTATTTGCCAGTGGTATCTAATATATCCAAATATCGACTGAGGCCAGAACTAGTTCTGTTTACTGCTTGCACTTTGGCAATGGTGCTGTAGGTTGTATAGGGGAAGGAGTTGTAATCTTCCCCGGTGACCATACGATTTTGTGTATAAAAAAATTGTGGAGCTCGTTGTCTTATATCGTCTACCGACTCTCTTGCACTAGCATTAGCTACTGTGTATCTTAGACTTGCACGAAATGTTACAGTTTCTACGCGATTATATCTACTTACATAATCGAAACTTATTTGTACACCTCGCATCTCATCTGGGGTTATTCTATAGGTTGCTCCATTACTGGTTCTGTAAAATAGTCTAAAATTACCTCTTGGTATATTTGTAAAAGCTCCATCACCAAAAACTAAACTAATTTGGTCATTGTTTTTAGAATTAACTTGATATAAATTTCTTTCTGAACTAGTGTTGTATATGACATTGACACCTGATGTACTTGGTACCTGTGTCCATAATTGATCTACAGCACCAGTGTCAGTTACGCTGTATAACCATACATCTGTATTGTTTATATTAGATACATCAACATTAACTACTTTATTGGCCACTGCTTCATTTATAGTAAAGTCTAAACTTGCTAGCTCACCTTGTTTAAAATAGATAAAAAATCCTGTATTATTACTACCGTTGCCTTGATTATCGTTAAAATATAAAATGTTATATGGGTTAGTGCTTTTAGGAGCTGCTTCGTATATGTAAGTTTTGTTGGCGAAACTAGCACTAACAGCTTCAAATGTGGTATCTCTACCATCTACACTATTAGTAAATCTATAAACCGGAATTATGTCTGGTGTGACATTAACGCTGTATTCTTCTGTTCGTATACCATTTATCATTGCTACCCTGCCAGGTTTACCAACAACTTGGCTAGATAGTAAACAACTATTAACTATTAATGTAAATTGTTCATACCAATTCTCGTTACCAGGATCTGCCCAATTAACAATGGTATTGCTCAGGTCGATGCCGCTGTTATCATAAACAGTTTCACTGGTACTAACACTGTCAATCTTTAAATAGCCAGACGCAGAAACAGTTCTTTTAGGATTATAACTCACTAACCGAGCAAGTTTTAATATACTATCTCTGCGTTCTGCTGTGTCTATAAAATTTTCTCTGGCATTTAGATCTGTTCTAAATGCTAAACTTTGACCAAAGAAAGCAATTAAATCAATAAGTGCAATAAACTCAGAACTTTCTGTAAAATCATTGAAATCTTCAGGATAATTGATTTTGATATAATCAATCATGGTTTTACGTAGAGTTTCAAAATCGTAGGCGGTGAAATCGGCTTCTCGGAAGGTTTGATACACCTTCTTCCAATTTTCTGCTGATAGTAAACCTGTTTGTCTTGGGATTATTGCCATTTTATTGTTCTACAATTAACATATTTATTCGCCAAATAATAGGCTATGTTTACTAGCCTGTAGTTAAACTCCTGGTATTTCTATCAAATCTTAAACTTAAATTATCGACTTGATTTTCTAAAACATAGACCAAAGCAATTTCGATTTGTATACCATCTGTAAATTCGGTTATGGCTACATCCTCTACCCTAAGCCTCGGGTCATAATTTACAATTTTTTTTACATCATCAGCTATTAATTTTTGTGTGGTTTCTGTAAATGGCTCAAACAAAACATCCCAGATAATAGTTCCAAAATTTGGATTCATTAGTTTTTCGCCGCGTCGTATATGAAAATGATTAAACAAGTCTTGTTTGACCAATATTAAATCGTTTATTTTAAATTTTCTTGCACGATTATAAGTGCTGAATCCATAGTAAGTGGGCATAATATGTATTTAACCTTATGCTTTACCGCCTAAATACTCAACCGCATACCTTCCGCGATTAAATGTCATTGAACCTGACGTTTTGTTAGCATCAGCCCCTACTCCACTGTCTCTCCAATCTTTAGCACCTTTAGCACCCAACATGTGTGCTGTTTGCAGCATACCAC